GGATCCGAATAGAATGTAAATACTTTCATTTTAAATCTTTTTTATATAAGTATAGTTATTGGTATTATCTATATTACCAACTTCATAGCCATTATTCAATAATAATGAGTTAACACGGAAATGTCTCTGTTTAGAATAATCATTTCCTACTTGAAGTTCATCATATTCCACAAGAATTTGTTTAGGAAAAATATTATCTTGTATCATTTGTTCTATCACTTCAATTTCTGCACCTTCAATATCAAACTTTACAAGTTCAATTTCATGAAGATCATACTGATCTACTATATCCTTCAATGTAATAGTTTCTACTTTAATATGCTTACCAGTTTTAGAAAACCCACCTTGCCAATTTCCAATTGAGTGGGAAACATACTCAATGTTGGGAGGGGAATAAAAATTAACGACCTCTTGACAGTTCCATAGAGCTTTTTCTATAAACTCAAAATTTGCTGTAGTCAAGTTTGTTAAATCATAAGAAGTAACAGGCTGATTTCCCCCTTCCACATACTTGGTTGTGGCTGGATTACCTAAGAGACTAAAAACAGCAGATACATGATTTATCGCTCGGGGTGTGGGGTCAACCATAATAACTTTAGCATTGTAGTGAGAAGCAAATCCGATATCAAAACTTATGTCTTCTCCGCACCCCGCTGCAATAATGGTAGATCCATACAAGCTATCACACTCTTTAAATGCCCACCCGCCATAGTCTGTGCCAATCTTTTTCATCCCCATATTATAGTCCTTGAGCTATTAACTTACCCCTAATAATTGGGTTATTATCCTCTCTGTCACTCTATAAGAGCCTTCTGGGGAGCAGTTTCTTTCATACCACTCTCTTCCGTTGTTGGACATAATAGACCACTGCTCTTCGGAAAGGGTATTTATCTTATCCTGTATATCTTCTGCTCGATCTACTCGCAAATAATGAACATTTTCTACTAAAGGTTCGTAATAAGTTAGATCAACCCCCGGTGTAACGATTGGAACTACTCCCAGCGCAAGGTACTCTATTTCTCGATTACACTTTGGACCATACCCCGGCAAACATAACCCATACTTGGAAAGAGAGATTTTAGTAAGATATTCTTCTTGTGTATATTTATAATTTGTATTAATGGCATCCCCTAGCTGGATAGGCATGTGAAAGTCTTCTATGTTATTTTTCCAGTCTTGGGTTACTCTCCCCATTTGTTGAATAGGGTTTTCAATTTTCCCCAAAAAAATAGATTCAGTCTTTCTCTCAGTATACGAGGGAATCTTTTGTTGAACTTTATTATCTAATTTCCGTGGACTTCTACCCCAAAAAATCCAACTCTGAATAGACGGATGTATAGGAACAGTATTAGCAAATAGACCGTACTCAAATTGAGGTAATTTTCTGTCATCAATTCTAGGGAAATCATACAACAGAATCTTACCTTCCTTCTGCACCCAACAAAAAGAGTCTGAACTTTTCTCTACTTCACAGTAACCTCTTTCTTCCCACATATCAATAAGCTCTCTAAAAGTATCTCCACAATGACCTTTATCTCCTTTTAATATTTTCATGAGCGGCAGGGGATAGATAAGATAAGAATACTTAATTTAATGTTGTCTTTGTTTTTGGGCATAACTCTCTAGACCTTCTTTTATTTCGGGTACACAATGCGGCTCCATGCATAGGTGTCGCTGTTCTTCTGGCTCTTGGTTGGGCGTAAAGAGGAGGTCTCTTCTATCATAGTCAGGATTTCTCCAAAACTCATTTATGCACATCCTCTGCTCAAAAATGAAGCCATTCTTTCTCAGAATCTCTCTACACGCTTCATCCTTCTCTTCGTTATGTCCGTCAAGTTCAATACACATTACATAGGTGGGAATACTCCAGTCCATTGTCTTAAGAACTTCTAACTCACCCCCTTCAACATCTAAACAAAAGAAATCCACATATGTAATCCCCGATCCTTTTAACACTTCTCCTAATGGACGAGAGTTCACCCTATACTCAGGAGCGGTGGAGTGGTGAGCATCTTTAAAAGAGGGTGCCATTGAAGAGGTCATCCCTGCGGTTGCCCAGTTTCCTACAAAAGAAACAGGTTCTTTGGAGGAGCTAATAGCTACATTATAAGTATAATCAGTAGAGCGGTTTTGGGCCAACGCTTCGTAGGCTGACGGAAGAGGCTCAATAAGAACTCCCTTAAACCCTAAATGATCTTGAAAGAATTTAGTGTTAGAGTATGTTACTCCATCGAGCGCACCTAATTCTAGGTATCTGCCATCATCACGTTTCTGGTTAATAAAGTTTAGGAAGACAAAAAGATCTTCTCCTTGTTGACTATAAAAATTATGCATATTGCAAAGCTCCTAAAGTATACCTACTCCCTGCTCCCCATAAACTGAATGCAATTACCTTCACTTGTACTTCTCCCTAATCTTATTGTCTTCTGCGATGTGTTCGTTAAACCTCTCTTGAGTATGCTTAGTACTTACCCCTTCTGGGTTGTGGTAGTAAACTCCCGCAGGTTCATCAATCTTAAGGAAAGTCTTCCCTAGAGAATTAAGCCTGAGCCACATCTCATAATCTCCTGATATCTTAAAATCAGTATTAAACTTTCCCGCTTCTACGATAGTGCTTTTTTTAAGTAATGGGAACGGCCCCACACAGCACCCTGCAAGCAAGTTCTCTTTTTTATTAGCGTCAGCCCAACCATACCAACTGGAGGGAGTATGATTGAGGTCTTGGCTGATAAATGCGTCTGAATAAATTACATCAACCTCAGGGTTGAGTTTTGCGTAAGTAGCATATGTGGTTAGCGTAGTGGGAAATAGCTTATCGTCAGTGTTATAGTTCATTACATAATCATAAGAACTCTGGTCGATGGCTTGGTTCCACGCTTCGTAAATTCCCACCCTATGCTTTGCTCCCAAAACCTTTTTACCGATACCCTCTCTAAAAGGATACTCAATAACTTTTGTTAATGTATCATCTGAGGAGTTAGCGTCCACAAAAATAATCTCAAACTCCTTTAAGGTTTGGTTATTCACATATTCTAAATACTTATCAAGATATTTAGAAGCATTGTAAGTAGAACATAGGAGTGAGATCATGCCCCTCTCCCGTTAACCATCGCCTCATCTAATTCCATCTTAGCCATGTGGGGGCGAACGTGGTAGAGAGGAAGTTCTCCCGCATTACAAAACCAACCAACCTTAAAACCCCTAGCTTCACACGCTCGTACATGATAAATATCAGTCATGGTGCTAAGGTCATCTGGAATAGTGTCTGTGAAAGGAACAGTGGCAAATACTTTAGTTCTGTAGGTAGGCATTGCCACATTCCCTAAAGTAAGTCCTCTACGAGGGTCCATCGCTAAATCATTTCCTCTAAAGACTTCGTTTCCGTCGGCATCAAACAACGCAATCGGAGCGTTAAATCTTACGCCACCAATCCAAATGTCTATATCTGTATTCTCTTTAAGCTTACTTCTGATCTTGTTCCCCGCTCCGGGAAGAAACTGATCGTCATCATCGAGAAAAGTAATGAACTCGGTAGGAGCTATAGCAGCAGCCACATTGGCGCACATCCCGCCATACATCCCCCACTTCTTTCCTAACTTAATAAACGCAGCCGCGTTCTGGGCAGAAGTATTAACTCCGTCAGAAATAACGATAGGCTTAAACCCTTCACGGTGTGCGGAGGCAATAGCATCCTTAAGTGTAGGTCTGCCAATAGTTTTAATAATACAAGTAGTCTCAGTCATCGAAAGTCCAATCCTTATTGAAGGTCATTTTTTCATCATCGTCGCGACCCTGAATCAAGCCCAACGACTGCTCATACAGTTCCATCCTATGTTTAACCACTTTATTAAGATCAAAGTATTCTTGAGTAACTTCATGCAAAGCTTCTCCCATGTCTCTTACATGATTAGGATTTTTAATACACTTAGTGAGGACTTTCACCCACTCACTTTTAGGAGCATTAGCGGGAAGAAGATACCCAGTCTTCCCATTAATAATAGTTTCATCATAGCAGCCTACGTCTGAAGCAATCAAAGGGATTTTATACCTACCACATTCAGCCACCTTAATCTCCGACTTAGAGTCATTAAAAGCGTTCATCTGGAGGGGAGCAATAGCAAGATCTACCTGTGAGTAGAGACCTCCATAGCTGTCAGGAGGAAGGGCGTTGTAGATCTGCCAGTTAGGTTGACCCTTAAACCCTTGCAAAAGGATCTTCTTATAGTTCCTCCAAACTTGGTGTTGCCACTCATCTGGGTCACCGTCTTTCTTCATCATAGGAGCCCCGTAGAAACCCCAGTGAACATTCTCTCTCCCTACCCTAGCATTTACCATGTTAGGGACACCAGCGAACTCCTTCACATCTTCTTCGTGATGGATTCCTCCTGCCCAGCCAACTCTGATCATCTTTTTCTTCTGCGGCTTACTCTTTGGAACATTCCAGCAAGGAAGCTCATAATCAATAGCGTTCTTAACAATTGCTAAAACACCTCCACAATAAGGTTGTACTCTTTCCGCAAATTTCCTTTGAGTCACTGTTACTAAATCAGAGTTATTATAAATGAACTTAGTAATCTCTTCTAGGTTACGCTCCTTATAAGTATTATATAAGCGGTGACCAACATACAAATCGGTCAACAAATCATCAGTGTCGTAGTGGACAAACTTACCAAACTCTTTGGCTTTGCCTACGATACGGGCTGTGTAAGGACCACCCCAATTAGAGATATTATTCGTCCACACAATGTCGCACCACTTAAGGTCTTCGAAGTCCCAGTCGGGTTGCCAAGTACCCATACCCTCTCCCTTTTCAATCATGCCTAGCGGATTAAGGTTATACCTAAATTCTACTTGATCCCCGTATAGCTCTCGGAGCTTTTGCATAGGGCCGATGACACGGTAATAGGAGCAGCCGCCTTCATTAGCGGGGGAACACAAGATTCTCAATTTTCTCTTCATAAGCTTATATAAAAAAAGGAGGACAGGGGGTTAGCCCCATCCTCCTATTATAGTCAACGATCTAGAAAAACTAGACTTCGTATTCGCCTTCTTCTTCCTCCTCTGCGTGGAGGGCAGCAGTGCCTTCCGAGGAGTGAGACGCGCCTAGCGCAGAAGCAATAGCCTTGAAGGTACCACCGAGGTCCACATTCTTATCCGTGGGCACAAGAGCCTTCGCAGCCTTAACGTAGTGCTTGCGCTTACGCTGACTGAAGAGGGTCAGTACACCTTCCCAAGCCGCAAGGCCCGGAACGAAAGTTCCACCCACAGCCATGAGGGTATTGAAAATACCATCCCAGCCACCTTCATCAAGATCACCGCCAGCAGGAACATAAGTAGCCCCTTCGAGAAGTTGATCCTTAGAGGTCATAACGAGACTAGTCCCCTCGGGGATCTGGTCCTTAATAGCGGTAGGAAGCTGCTCCCAAGGGATGACCGCAGCCTCCCCTCCTTCAACAACTTGATCCGCAGTAGTGAAAACCGTGCCTTCTCCGAAGACGCTCTCAAGGGCAGCGCAGGACATAAGCCCTGCACCCATGAAGACGGTCAGCATAAGTGTCAGAAAAATATTTTTCATAATTAATTACTCTTCATCTTAGAGAGGTAGTCATCATCAGGCACATCTTCGGCCTTTGTAGGATTCTCACTACTCCCTTCGTGAGACGGAAGAAGAGCCATCGCAGCGTTCTTCACATCTTCATACTCCTCCTTTTTAACCAGAGCATGAATGTCGTGGAGCGAATCCATCCATGCTGCAACTTCAGCCTTACTCCCAGCC